CATCGCCGTGTACTGGGTGATATAGCCATCATCACAGGTAAACGACACGACGCCGTTGGGATAGGCTGCGGTGGCACGCGGCACGGTTGCCACGCCGCCGATGTGCACGGTGGCCGTGCCTGCGCTATCATCCAGTGCTGCAACACGGATGGTCACAATAGACGCCTGGTTGGGTGCGCCAGTCACGGCTCCGCCGTCGAGTGAGAAGCGTATGCGCTGCCACCGTCCGGACTGGATGTTGCTCGTTGCGCCGCCCTGCTGATACAACGTGGTCTGGTAGTAGGCTGTGAACGCCACAGATGCGGCAAGAAAGCGCAGTGCTGAGAGATGCGTGACATCGTCAACCTTAATCCAGAGGTCTACATACTTGTTCGTGAGGTCAAGCGTCAAGCTCGCCTTGTCCAGGCTGAGCTGTGCGCCTGCCCCGTTGGTCGTGAACTTGATGCTCTGCGTACCAATAGCGAAGTCGGTCGTATCGTTGAGCGTCGTGTTCGGTCCGTTGCTCGTCGTCCAGCCGTGGCCTGCCTGCACGTTGCTGACCATCGTGACCAGCGGATTGGCAGAGGCATGAGCCGGCGTAAAGAGTTGATTCAGCGGTGTAATTGCTGCCACGTCGCCTCCTACCCGTAGAACAGGTTGGTCATCAACCCGGTCGATGGCGCCGTACTACCGGCGGCGGTCGTGGTCGCAGCAACCGTAAGCGCAACGGCAAAGGCGATCGGCTTGGCGAACAGCGCATCCAGCGCACCACCTGCCGCAACCCAGAGGCAGAGCGTTGGTGCGGTCGAGCCGACGGTGACGCTTGCGCTTGCCAGGTCCCACATCTGCACAAACACATCGGTCGTGTTCGGGTTATAGATGTGATAGCCGTATAGCCCGCATGGTGCCGCGCTTGCTGCCTGCTTGGTCGCCAGGAGCGCGGCATTATAGTACGGCGTTGCGCCGTTATATCCTGCAACCGGCATGCCTTACTCCTTCGCTTTATTGGCGGGCGCCTTGCTGACGGCTTTATTGGCCTGCGGCGCCGCTTCTGCCTTGCCCTCTGGCGCAGCATCCTCAGTAGGCGCATCCTCAGCAGGCGCGTCGAGGTGCTTCAAGTTGTACTGCTTGACCGTCTCGGCATCCACCTCGACGCCCTCTCCCGCAAGCAGCCAGCGCGCCTCGGGGTCGTCGTGCTCGAGCACCTTGGTTTTATCGGCGTTCAAGTAGATGCGCCGGTCAGAGATAAATGGCTTTGCCATTGATGCCTCCTTACGATTGCGAGCCCACGACCGTCCAGGTCGGTGCAAGTGCGGTGCCGCTGTTAATGTAGAGCTTGCCATTGGTGGAATCGACAAGCAACTGTCCGATGCCCGCCCCGCGCCCGGTTGCATCGACGCCTGGGGTCGTGATAGCCACTGCGACAGTTGGCGAGGTGCCGGTCAGCAGCGTTCCGTCAGCGGTCATCACCGGTAACACCGCCTTGGTCAGATTGCCCGCGAAGGTGACGGTGAGTGTGCCGATACCTGCCGTCATGGTCCCAACGGCCGTGGTCACGCCGCCTGTGCCGATGGTGGATAGGGCTTCCAGTGCAGCGTCAACGTTATCGCGGAGCGTGTTGTTGGTGGCGTTCCATGCAATCGCCGCCGTGGTCTTGCCCATGAACGTCAGCGTAAAGGTGCCGCCCGTGGGGGTGCCGCCGATGGTTATTGTCTGGACACAATCGGTGCCGGCAGACGGTGCGCCTGCCACAAGGTACGGCTCCCCGATGGCTCCCTCTATGACTTTTCCGCCGCTAATTATGGCCATAGTGTTATTCCTCCAGGCGGGTACCGAAGCACCCGCCTTACATATCCGTTACTATGTGTTACACACCCGTCACGGTACACAACGCGCTATCCCGATACACCTCTAGCGAGAGGCGCTCTTCAACCCGCAAGGTCTGAAGGTTGCGCTGAAAGTCATCGTTGATCCAACCCACGTCAATGCGTGCGCCCATCTTGCGGCTGATGTGGGTATAGCCACGGAAGTCGCCAACCAGGGCCGTGCCCTCAGTGGCGGCACTCGTCACCACGACCGGCATACCCCAGATGCGTTCTGGTCCCTCGTCCAGTGGTGATCCCCAGATGTACAGGCCGTCTGCTGTTCGGAGCAAGCGAATATCCTGCCAGTCGTTGGGATGAATGACCATGCCACTCGGCTCGGCAAAGCCCGTCCACCGGATGAGCGTCATGGCTTTATAGACCGCATCGGGTGTGGGGTCAGCGCCCTTGGCCTGCGTCTGAATGCCCGTGCGGTTGTACAGGCCACGGATGTGCGGCGTGGTGCCCGAGCCGGTCAATAGTTCGACTTCCTCTGCCAGCTGCAGCATCAGCATCAGTCGGTTGTCAATGTATGCCCGCACTTGCGGGACATCATCCAATTGCTCTTCCGTCACCGGCAGGATACCGGCGATCTTCTCAACCGTGCTGGATACCTCAGTCAGCGCCAGTGCAACGGCGGGCTTGGCTGCTCCCTGTGCAACGCTCGCCACGTTATTCGTAAATGTGGTCTCAGACATGTACTTGACCACGCTATTGGTCGTGGTGTCCTGCGGGATAAGGTCTGCGACCATCGGGCGGCGGAGTGCCGAGTAGACCACGATAGGGCCGCGGTTGTTTGCGGCTGCCCAGCCCGCGCTCGTGGTCATGGTCGTCTTCACGTCCAGGTCAGGCAGTTCGAGGCCCATGCTTGACCCGCGACCCGGCTGGAACGACTTATACTCGCGTGACTCGACAAACCGATCACCGATGCTTTTCAGCGTGACAGTCGCACCGCTGGCGCGCGTCTCGGTCTCGGCACGATGCCCGATGCTCAGGCGGTTGACCCGCTCATCGTCAGCCAGTGCCTTCTCGTTCAGTTCCTTCGCCTCGACAATAGCGCAGAGTGCATCGTGCTCTTTGCCGACATCAGTCAACTCGGCATTGCGAGCCTTGATGTCCTCTACGACCTCAGCGGGCATGTTCATATCGGGATACTTCGCAAAGATGTCATGCAGTTCCTTGCGCTTTGCCGCCAGTTTCTCGCGGACCTCTTCTAGCTTGCCCATGGTAAGTCACCTCGTAGTTGTGCTTCGATGCGCTGAAACTCCAGGTACAGCGCGTGCGCTTTGCCTGCGTCCGGTGGTGCCGTTGCCGACAGCAGGTCGTCCAGGTCGGCGAGCACGGCGGTCAGGGCCGTTTGCAGACTGGAGATGCGCTTGCGGTTGGCGTCACTCAGGACACGGCCTTCCTTCGCTCGCCTGCCTTCCAGCGCACGAGCCTCGGTGGTGAATGCGGTGAGCAAGGCTTCCGCCTGGTCCGCGTAGGTATGGAGCGGTGCGCCTTCCAGCACGAGCCGCTTGGCATTGGTAATGTTGGCTTGTGGATTGGCCGGCACACTGACCAGGCTCCACTCATAGAGCTTCACCTGTTTCAGGAGCCGCCCCTCTTCTACGTATTCATCAGCCATGACCTCATAGCCGATTGACAGCTTGACTGACTTGCCCCGATCCATGCGCTCTTTGACCACAGTGCGGGCATCCTGCGCCGCCGCTGTCGAGTGGAACGCGCCTGCCACGAACAGCCCATGGTCGTCTTCATAGGCTTTGGTCGGTGTGGCAATCGGCAGGGCTGACCAGTCGTGTCCGATGGCGATAAAGCCGCTATCAAGGAACTCAGGCAGCGAGGCAGCGAACGCACCCTTGACCACACGCTCGCCCACGCTATCAAAGTTTGAGAACGTCGAGGCATACCCTGAGATTTCCCCAGTGCCGGCGTCAACCATCTTGAGGTCAACCGCGAACGCTTTGTGCTCCATGGGCGTCTTCTCCGTACACGCAAAACGGGCTGCCACTACGCATCGCGTAGGACAGCCCGTAGACCGAGACTATGTAGTTATAGGGCTAGACTAGCGGATCGTCGCCTCTCCCGAACGTGATGGTATGCTCGCCGAAGACCTCTTCAAGGCTGAACGTGTACTGTATCTCGACGGTATGCGTGCCGTCTGAATGCTCGCCAATGGCAAACGTCCCTGAGCCGTGCGGCAGGATACGATCCAGATACGCGATAAACTCCTTGAAGGTTGGCCTGTCTTCGTTCATACCTGTAACGCCGGTTTGGAACACTATAGGACCTCTGGCTTCTGCCGTTCGACTCTTGGCTCCATCGGCGGTGTTCCGAAGACCGAATCATACTGCCAGGAATACGTAAATACTACTGTCTTGTTTCCGTCTGCAACGTCAACAGCCTTTGTCACTGTACCTTCAGGCATAATCGCATGAAGCATCTCGGGAACCGACACACTCCAGAGCGGTGGTACTTCAACCCACTTCTCACTCATACTTGTAACGCCGGTTCGCGCCGCCGCTCATCTTCCTGTGCCAATCGAATCAGGTCCTCAAGCCGGAGCACGTTCGTGTGCTTCTCGCCATTATGAACGGATATTACCATAACGCATCCGTTCTGTATACCCATCCACTCAATACCACACTTGTGATTGGTTTTGCCGTCCTTATGCTGGCAGTGCAGCGTAATCATGCTACACTCCTGGCATGAACAAGATCCTGTGGTGTTCCCGTCTGACCGCTGTGACCGGCCCGCCGCCGCCAGAAGCTATCGAGCATATTGCGCCGCAGATGGAGCGCATGGCACGCATGCAGATTGCCGACGCCTACCCGACACAGCAGATTGTATCCATGACACCGCGCCCGGTTGAACAGCACGACGACGGCACGTGGCAAGAGTTGTGGTTTCACTATGATGTGGTGCTGGAGTAGCATCATGCCCGCCCGCGCCACTCTGCACGATCTTGATAGGGATGCAAGTAGAGATAGAACACGCGATACTGATAGAGCGGTATGCGTGACTCAAAAGAATGCAAGAGAATCCCTTTCCGCTGTGCGATTTTTGGATCGATAAGCCCAAACACTGCGTACTCAGACGGATCAATTGTTCGTTCCATCATCCCTCCGATAAGACCGGCACAAATGCGCGCTGACAGTTCGGGTGCCCAATGGGATTGTCTGCCGCCTCTTCGAGCGTCCAGGTCTGCCCGTTCGCCGCCGCGCATATCTCATCGTTGGTGCCGTCCAATACCTCGACACCGGATACCTGTCCGCTCTGCCCATAGCGGGTAATCGTGCCCAAGTTGTAAGCGTTAGCTGCCTCAGTGCGACCGATCAACTCTGCCCTGCTCTTGCTTGCAATCTCCTTGAGCGCCTGGATCTGCTCCCGTATCCAGTCGGGTCCATGACCGTCACGTGCCGCCTCTCCCGTGATGCTGCGGATCTGTTCTTTGGTGGTCTCTGCTACGCTGCGGACCTTGGTGGCCAGCAGGTCGAGCACGTCCTGGACTTCGGTAGATTCGAGGTCAAAGCTGCCCTCGATACCAAGCGTGCTATCGGCATCGGCGGCGGCAAGGGTCAGCAGTTGGATATGGTAGGGACGCATCAGTTTGGCGATCTGCGCGCCGTCGTGGTCAATGCTCACAAAGGTCTTCCCTTGGCACCTGGGTCAATGCTACTGTACGATTTTGGTCATCGTTGGAGTTGAAGCCAAACGAGGCCACGACGAGCGCACGTCCATAAAGCTCATCAATCAACTCGTCAAGCATCCAGAGCGGCCCATGCATGACGATCTCCCATTTGCCGCTGCGCCGCCGCATTACAGCCTGAATAGGGCACCCCTGTTCGTTCACGCTTCCCCTCCCGCCGCCGCATAATCCTCGTACTGGCCTG